AAGTCGCGCTTTTTTGCGCTCAATTTCTGAAAAATCGGGGAGGCTGGGGCGATGGCCAAGCGAGGCCAAAGGGAAAAACCAAAGACGGACGGCTCGGCGATCCCGCGCGCTCCGGATTCTCTGTCGTCGGTTGAGAAAAAGCATTACGAGCATTTCGCTGGGCTGGTTCGTCGCGCCGCTTTTGCGGTTGGGATCGATGTTGAGGCGATCGCCTTGGCTGCTCAGCGAAAGGCCAAGCTGGAAACGCTCCGCCGGATGTTTGCCGCTTTGCCCGAGGCCGATTACTGGCTAACTTCTGATGGCGGATCCTGCAAGGCGCACCCGCTTTTTGCCGAGCTTCGGCATGCCGAAAAGGCGATGGATGACAGCCTCCGCAACCTGTTCCTGTCCCCCAAAAGCCGGGCCCAAAACAGGACCGGAGGTGCTCGGGAGGTCGACCCCGCCACCGAGGCCAAGACCGCCGCCCAGGCGAAGATCCTTAAGTACCTGGCCTGATTCTGGGGGTAACTCCCCGGCATGTTACCATCCGCTGTTTTCGATGGATTTTGTCGCGGGCTTTTGACTCACACCAAAGGCCCTCTGGGTGGCCAGCCGTTGACGCTCGACCGCTGGCAAATGCGCGACATCATCAAGCCCCTCCTTGATACCAAAAACAAAAACGGACTACGCCGCTATCGTCAGGCGCTGGTGATGCTGGGCCGCAAAAACGGCAAGACCACCATTGCTTCCGCGCTCGCCCTTTACATGCTATTCAGCGACAAGGAGCCGGGGGCCGAGATCCTTTCCGCCGCTTGCGACAGCGACCAGGCCGCGCTGGCCTTCGACATTGCCAAGCAAATGGTTTTGGCTTCGCCCATCCTCTCGGCCAAGTGCAAGGTCTACCGCCGACACATCGAGGCCCGCCGGGGCGCGATCTACAAAGTCATCGCCGCCGACGCCGCTGGCAATCTCGGCCACAACATCAGCACCCTCATTTTCGATGAGCTTCTCACCCAAAAAAATCGTGATCTGTACGAATCTCTTGTGACCTCGATGGGAGCCCGCACCGAGCCGCTGGCGTTCATGATCAGCACCGCTGGCCACGATCGCGCCACCCTTTGCTACGAACTTTACAACTACGCCAAGCAAGTCCGCGACGGCGTCGTGGTCGATCCGACCTTTTTGCCCGTGATCTATGAAGCTCCCCGTGAGATTGATTGGAAAAGCCCCGAGGCGTGGAAGGCCGCCAATCCCGGACTCGGAAAATCCGTCACCCTGGAATATCTGCGGGACACCTGCCAACAAGCTCAATACAATCCCGCCCGCGAGCAATCGTTTCGCCAATACCATTTGAACCAATGGGTCGACTCCGCCGCACGCTGGATCACGACCAGGGCCTGGAACTCTTGCGAGGCACACCCCGTCAACCTCGAGGAAATCCCGTGTTACGCCGCGCTTGATCTTTCCTCCCGCACCGACCTAACCTCCTTCACCCTGGCGTTTCCGCTGGCCGGAGCGATCCACCTGAAATCTTTCGCCTGGACTACCTCCGCCATGGTGGCAAGGCGAAGCGACACCAACCGGATGCGCTACGACCAGTTTGTCCGGTCCGGAAATCTGGAGGTAATTCCGGGCGAAATTATTGACTACGAGGTGGTCCTCAGGCGCATCGCCGAGATTTCTGAGGAATACAAGATCCGCGAGATCGCCGTCGACCCGTGGAACGCCGAATTTTTGATGCAAAAACTCGAAAATCAGGGCTACATCGTCAAGGAATTCCGCCAGGGCTTCCGCTCGATGAGCCCTCCGACCAAGGATTTTGAGGCGGCGGTCCTTCAAAAGCAGATTTCCCACGATGGAAATCCGGTTTTGCGCTGGTGTGTTGACAATGTCGTGATCGAATTCGACGCCGCAGGCAACCAAAAGCCTTCCAAAAAGCGCTCGACCGAGCGGATCGACTGTGCCGTCTCGGCAATTATGGCCTTCGCGCGGGCCCGAACCGCCGAGGCAACCGGGGTAAATGGAGAAAGTATCTACGAGCTCCAGGGACTTGAGGTGTTCTGATGTCCGAATGGGTGCATTCCGCCGACACAATCGACCTCGAAACCCGCATGGGCAAGGTAAAACCATCACCCACCGGCCCGATTACGACCTCGGTTTTGACCGCGCCAAGCTCGACAGGCGTTACCGTTTCCGAATCGTCGGCCCTTGCCGTCTCCGCTGTGTTCGCCGCGGTCCGGGTGATCTCCGAGGCCATTGGCACACTCCCTCTCCATGTCTATCGCAAGGATGGCCAAAAGCGCTTTCTTGCCCCGGACCATCCCGCCTATCGTGTGCTCCACTCTCAGGCCAACCCCGAGGCTCCCGCATCCGTCGCCCGCGTGGCGCTGGTGGCCAAGATGTTGCTCCATGGCAATTCTTTTGCCGAGATCGAGCGTGACCCCTTGACCGGCGAGGTTATCAACATTTGGCCTTTGACCTTTGCCCAGGTCGTGCCCTGGCGTGACCAGAACGGTTTTCTTTTTTACCGCTGTACGCCATACATGGGCAACATTATCGATTTTGACCCTCAGGATATCCTCCATTTCCGTGGCTTTTCCATCGATGGTTTGGTGGGCGTCTCCGTGATCCGGCAGGCACGTGAGTCGCTTGGCCTTAACATCAGCCTTGAGCGCTATGGCGCGGGATTCTTCGGGCGTGGCGCTCGCCCTGGCGTTTTGCTCAAACACCCTGGCCGACTTTCCGACGATGCCCGCAAGCGCTTGCGCGAAGGCTGGGAGCAGATCCATGCCGGCGGAGAAAATTCCCACCGTACCGCCATCCTTGAAGAAGGCATGGAGGTCAGCACGGTCTCGGTCCCCAACGATGATGCGCAATTTCTGGAGTCGCGCAAATTCGGCGTCGAGGAAATCGCCCGTTGGTTCGGCCTCCCGTTATCGCGCCTGCGTGTCCAGGGCGCAACTGCCTTTTCCAACATCGAACAGGACGGCATTGACTTCGTGGTCAATACGCTTCGGCCTCATCTTGTCCGCATGGAACAGGAAATCTCCACCAAGCTTTTTCCTTATGGCGACTACTACGCCGAGCACTCCGTCGAGGGGCTCCTGCGTGGCGATATCCAGACCCGCTACAACACCTACGCCATCGGTCGCAATAATGGTTGGCTATCGGTTAACGATGTGCGGACCATGGAAGGCCAACCGCCCATCGAAGGCGGTGACACCTACATGCAGCCTTTGAATATGGCGACGATAAGCCAGCAAACCAGCGGGACCCAGCTCCCGCCATCAACGCCACAATTTGGCCAGACCCCGCTTAACGGATCTCCCAAGCCTCTGATTCCCGCCAACGATCCCAACCCCTACTCCGAATCGTAGATGTTGCGGACAATTTCCATGTCCGCGATCCCTGTAATCGATTGCCGCTCGTGTACCTCCCCACCAAGGAGGACCTATGACCGAGCGGCGCACCATTTTAATCAACGAACTCCGTGCCGATCCGAAATCGCGGCAAATCACCGGGATCGCCGCGCCTTACGGTGTCCTTTCCGCCGACCTGGGCGGTTTCCGCGAACAGATTGACCCCAACGCCTTCACCCGCTCGCTTGCCGAGCGCTCGAACATCCTCGCCTATTACAACCACGACTCGTCCCTTGTTCTCGGCTCGACCCGCTCCGGGTCGCTCTCCCTGGCATCCGTTCCCGCTGGCCTATCGTTTCGCCTTGATCTCCCCGACACCAGCTACGCCCGCGACCTGATCACGCTGATGGAGCGCGGCGATGTGTCGCAGATGTCTTTTGGATTCATCACCCGAAAGCAAACCTGGGACGAACCCGCGCCGGGCGAAAGCGTCCGCATCCGAACCCTCTTTGATGTCGATCTGACGGAAATTTCCGTTGTCGCCGATCCCGCATATCCGCAAGGGACCGAGGCCGCCCTCCGTTCCCTCAGAAGCCACCGAGCCCGTCAGGCCGTGGAGCGCTCGCAGCGCTTGTTTTCTTTCGCCACTCGACGGGCCTAAAGC